TCTTAATGCTTCTTGAAAGCCTACGTCAATAGGTCCTTGGACTAAGTCAGCGTAATCACCTGGTTCATATATACTTCTAGGGTCAGTAAAGATTTTATCATTCCAAATATAACTTTGTTGATAAGGATCGATTTGACCTAATGATATAGGTGTTCTAGCGAATGGCATTTGAACATCAGTAGGTTGTGTCATTAATCTTCTAGCTTCTGCAAGTTGATTTGATCTTTCGGCTTCCTGTTGTTCAGCTTCGATTTCAGCTTCTATGGCTTTTCGTTCAGCTTCCATTCTTGCTGCTTCTGCCATTAATACTGCTGCTGTATCTACATGAGGTGTGGGTGTTGGTGTTGGTGCTGGAGGTGAATAAGAAACACTTGGGCTCCAACCGCCGTTTCCACTGCTACTTGGACTTGGATCATCTCTGCCACGACCCGCATCTGGTCCGCCAAAGGCTCCAGTGAAATATCTTCTTCTCTTTTTAGTGTCGTAATGTTGCTTAATACTTTTATCTATCATTATCTTCTTCCGTCCGGTTGTATATCTAATCTGAAAGTTCCTAGTTTCCAGTGCTGAGTAATACTTGTATTATCAACTTTTAAAGCAATCGCACGAGCGCGTGCTCGAGTATCTATTTTTGTTGTATCTGAGTCTACACTAAAAGGTCCTAACGAGGAACTGGCTTCTGTATCAGTTGGATAATTTTTTAAATTCAAGGTGACTCTTGCAGCTCCTGTTTGTTGTAAGAAATCAGGAATCACTCTTCTAATTTTTAACATATATTCTCCGTCTCCTCCTAATCCTTTTTGATCTAAATCAAAATCTCCCGACTGAATACTGGCTGCAATAGCTGTGGTTGCTCCTGCTTTAATTTGATTCGTTCCAGTTTCATGTTCATAGTATGTGGTTACACCATCCGTATTACCGACAGTAGAATCGCTCGTTGCATCGGAATCATATTCCGTTGCATGAGGTTTTCCAAAAATATGAGAGTCAGACCACGTGGATCTTGAAAGTGAACTTGTTGTCCAGATCGGTCTCTCTGATGTTGAATCCATATAATTATAAGTGACGGATCGATTGTTAGAGGCTGCACCACTACCCGGATAAAACCATGTGACTTCACCAAAAAGATTATTCAATCCTGCGTAAATATGATTTTTAGGAACGGTATTAATATCATCATAAACATAATCTTCAACGAGACACGCTAAAGATTCCAATTTACCCGTATATCTAAAAAAACCATTTTCTGACATCCAGTAGGCAACACCGTCGACTTCGACCGCTGCGTTCTTACCTACCAATCCACAGTTCGTTCCTACTTGTTGAAAAGAAAATACAAAGGGTGCTCCGACAAATCTCATAACGAACAAAGAAGTATCTGTCCAAATATAAATGGCATCACGACCTCTGATCGCTGCAACAATTCGTGTTCCGTCAGCCAGTCTTTGTGTGCCGGCGGTATTGGTTGCTGAAGGTGCGTAAGAAGTTGAAGCATTAATACTTTCTTGATCAGACCATCTAATATACATATCATCTTGAGTCGAGGTTGTTCCAATCGTGGTTTCTGTTCCAAAAAATACTAAGTGCCTATCCGGTGTCGAAACTAACGTTTCTACTGCAGCCGTCGGTGCATTGGCCACAATCGTTGCTCGTGTGGATGTTGCACTATCCGCATCGGAATCCCATTCAAAAGTTGCACCATCGACAATCGTTGCAATGAGTTTATTTCCAAAGTTATCTAGCGTCCAGACTCCAGGAGCTGTAATAATATCTCCCGTTTGCGATGCGCCCCATTTCGTATAATCGGATGCATTCTTAACGGTTGCTCCATCCAAGTGTGAGGCTGCCGTTGTGTTGTCTGATCCTCTTGTCAATCCTGATAAAGTTTCTGTACCTGAAGTATTGGTTGTATAAGCAATACGCTCGTCATCAATGACCACAGTTCCTGAAGCAGGAAATGAGGCTGAATCGTCGAGTACAATACTCGTTGAACCACTTGTTAAGGCTCCATCGAGTGTTGATTCTCCAACGCCTAATTTAATACCACCCCAAAGTCCTAATCCATAACCCGCAGCGGATGCTTCAACAGCAGGTCCAACCGAATAATAATGTTTGACTCTTATGCCTCCGGATGTGGTTGCGCCGGATCCGCTTTCATTTGAACCCATCTCGACTGTAATCGTTGTAGTCGTTGGGACGGTAGCGACTTGAAAAACAACATCATCAAAATCAGAAGAACTAAAATCAGAATCGGTAATAGCAGTAAAATTATCGCAAAGAATAATATCCCCTTTACTAATTCCGTGAGAACTTGCAAACGTGATTGTGACTGTAGCGTCGCCATTGGTTGTTGTAAAAGCACTTGTTAAAGTGGTCGTGCTTTTAAGAGGAGTAATATCATAAAAAGCTCCCCCAGAATAGATATATAAAATTCGATTAGTTCCTAAAGCGGCGTACTTGATTCCGCTGGCATTGACAAAATGGTGTAAAGCGGTATTTCGACCAGTGATCGTTTTGTCTCCTAATTGAGACCAGCCCCCTATTTTTTCAGGTGAACCATATCTAAAACGCACATAATCACCACTCACCCATTGATGTTCTCCACCTGTGGCTGTGACTTGCTTGTTAAATCCAGGTGCAAATTGTAGTTTTTGTAGCATAAAAAATCCGTTTTAGTACAAGTATACTATATCTCAAATAAGATCAACGAGCATTACCAGGGACACCTTCTGAATTGACTATCGGTGCTTCTGCCCAAGCACAGTAGATATAATTTTTTCCATCGCCATTAAAAGCGGCATCCGTTTGTCTAATTTTAAATCCATTGGCTAAGAGATCAACAAAAAAATCTGAACCTGTATCTTCTACCGCAGAAGCGTTGGGGTGTAACGTACCATCCGTAGGATTAAATGGACTACGTTTATTATCTATTATACTCCAACCTTGCGTTCCTGTAATTTCTTTCGTAATGACCATAGCGGGTCGAAATCCAAGATGTATATAGGCTCCATCAGCATCTCCGTTTCCTGTGTATACTCCAAAATTGCTGAAGCCTTGTTTTGATGCAAAGCAATAACCAACAATTGGATTATCCCCACCAGTTCCGTTGGTATTTCCAGTACCACCTAAAACAACATTGTATTGAGTAGGTGTAGTATCATTCCAATATCCAGCATCATCGGCTGGTGCGACAGTTGTATCCAAAAACATATAATCTGTCTCTGGTGCTGATGACATCTTATGATGATACACTGCCCAAGAATTTGCGCTACCTACAGTTTTTGTTATGACTACTTCTGGAATAGCCCCTAACCCGTGTGCGACCTTGGCTCCTGATGTACCATTCCCATCATATTTTATTATACTAACTCCGCTTGTTGCATTAAAAGAATAAGCATCAGGAGTAATTGTAGTATTGGTGGTATCAATTCCAGATGTTGTTCCACCTTTCCAACACCAAGCAACATAATTATGTGCACCATTAACTGAGGCATTTAATCCCATGGTAAAGCCATCGCTACCAAATGCAGTGACCATATTGGTGTAAGTACCAGCGGCCCAATTGCCTTCTGCATAAAGTTGACTATTTACTCCCCTTGCAGCATCAGTAAGAACGTGAGATGCAGCATTCGTTCGGCTTTTTATCCAGATTAAATCAGGTTGCATATTTGTTGTGCCATCGAACGTAACACTTTGAGTACCCTCATTTCCAGTATAGATCTCAACTTGAAAATATGCTTCAGAATCGTCTATTGCTGTATAAGCCATTATCCATACTCCGCTAAATTTTTAGTACATAACGCATAAAACCCAGCTGGAACATCATACTCAAAATTTCCATAGCCAGCGTCATCTGCGTTCGCTGATGAGATTGCAAAAGCTGGACAGCCACCAAAATGTGCTTCCCAATTATCATAAGCACCAGTGCTTCCATCTCCACAAAGGAAAACAAATTCATCTACTCCTGTAGTCCACCAACCTTGTCCTGTAACATCTTCACCATTACTACCAGCGGCTGGATCAGCACTATTCATCCAGGTTCCATTTTTTGCAAAATAAACTTTTCCACCTCCAGCATCTAAAGCTACCGAAATAATATCATTATCCGCAGAGGTAACTCCTGAGTCAGTAGATTGACTACTTGGATAATTAATCTCTCCTGTACTAATTCTATATACAACTCGACCCATATCTGTTCTTGTACTATTTGAATCTACATCAGTATTAGCTTGAAAAACATCGGATATAAATCTTGCATCCAGTACACCTATTAGACTCCCTGTGTCATTTGCATCTACTTTAAATTCTGCATACCATTTTGAACCTGTTTTAACTGGCATGGCTAGTGTTGAAACTGTATAAACTCTTGAAGTATCATGTCCAGGCGATATTATACAATTTCCCTCTGAAAAAGTGCCTGCAGTTGCAGCGTGAACTAATGGATTCCAAGTGGCAAAATTATTCGTTGGTGTATCGGTTGCTTGATCTGCTGCGGCTAGATTAGCTTCTGACCAATCCGTTCCGCCATTAGCATCGTTGCCTAAATTACTTGAATCTTCAAAATCAAAATACCAGCCATTAGTACCAAAAGTTAAACTTGAAACATCTTTCGGCATCCAGATTGTAGGTGAATCTTCAGAAAATTCTCCAAAGTCCGAA